AAGTCTCACGGAAGTTAACGATCGTCTTCTGATCGGCAACTCGGCCCGCGATACGGTTTGCGAAGCGCAGCTGATCCAGCTCAATGGTGATGTCATACGCGCGGAGGGCTTCTTCGTTGCCTTCCAAAGTATTGTCACCAGTGATGCCGTCGCCAGTCATGTCAGCGAGCAAAGTGATGTTAGCTTTTGTGCCTTTCTGGTTCTTAGTCAGTTCAGTAACTCGCTGAACCATTGCGTTAGAACCTGAACCAGCGAACTGGTTGATGAAAGATTGGTTGCGAGCAACTTTCCAGAAGTCGCGGCTCCAAGTTTGGAGCTGGTCGCCCGTAAGCGTACCGAAATTAGTTAAAGCCATGATGGCCTCCTGTTAAATAGACAAATAAATTCATGCGGCACACGCCGCCTTATCAGCCGACTTAAAGGAGCGGCTAATCCGTATTCCCGTATCGTGGGACAACGAACTAGCGCTTATTTACGAGGTGCGACCTCGGCAGGTTTTACGCCTTGTGCAGGCGGGGGGTACGTTTTTAACGGCTACGGGCCGACCCCATATCGTAGGGATGGACGTATAGAGCATATTAGTATAGCTAATATTACAATGCAACCACTATCTGTGGCGGGCTGTTTTCTTCGCTATCTTCTTCGGTTGCTTGCTAAATTGCTTGCCCGCTTTGGTATCGGCGCGCTTTTTAGCACTGGTTTTTGCATATTCTTTCTTGCTCAAAGACTCTCGAGCTTTCTTTGGTAAGTACCGTTCGCCAGTTGCCTTCTTACCCTGAGTACTATTCTTGCCAGACTTGGTGCCCCATTTCTCTTTAGTCCACTTAGACAGGGACTCCTGAGCTTTGGTTTTCGGCCCAGAGTAGGTGCCACCAGACTTTTTGTAGCGTTGCGTGGCTAGTTGAGCTTTGCGCGCGCTCCACTGCCCAGCCTTACCACCTTTTGTTCCGGCTTTTACGGCAGCAACGATACGTTTCCATTTAGCTTCGTCCTTTCTAGCCATTAGATCACCACTTCGCTTTGTTAGCCCAATAGGCTGCGCTCATTTTGCCTTTGGCTATGTTCTTTGCGTGACGTGCTTTGAAGCTAGCTCGCTTCTTGCGCATCTTGTCGCCTTCACCAGCCTTTGGTTTACCTGCTGTCTTTGCGCCTTGCTCACCAAACCGTATGGTTTTGATCTTGTCGCCTTCTTTAGCCACAACAATGTGTGACTTTTTGGGGTGAGAAGGCGTCCTTTTAGGTTTGTTGTAGCCCGAGACTCCAGCTCGGGCTAATCGTGGGTCTTTTTTAACTGGCATAGTTACCTCGCTATAAAATATCGCCTCTCAGGCGTTTCAAAGTTGCTTCGGGGAGTGCGTCGAACTCTTCTTCAGTCATAGTTGAGAGGTCTAATGCTTTCTCACCATGAGTTGAAGAGCTTTCACCAGGAAGTTCGGGGGGTTGAGCGTCAGCGGCTTTCAGTTTCTTGCTAACCTGTGCTCGTTTTTTAGCCAATTCGTCAGTTTTCTGCGCTTTCCCAGCTAAACTTGGCGCACTTTCTTGCGCTTGGTCTAAATCATGGTCTTTAACGACGTATTTCACAGCTCGAGACAGTGCATCTACCGCCTCATAACCCTTCATCATGAATGCGTCGCGCAGTTCAACGACTTCGTTGGTGATGTCTTCGTTGAAATCATCAGAATTGCGATCAAAAACAGGATAAGCCTCTTCCATAGCGTTCGCGGCCTGTTGTAATGCGGTCATCTGGCGGTCTTGATTCACCGTCTGACTCATTTCTTGGCGCATTTCGTACTCTAACTGCTCGCGTTCGGCCTTTCGGATCTCTCTGCGGAGAGCAACTGCTTTCTCCGTTTCGCCATCAAGTACCATATTTTGGTATTCGACCTCTTTTGCATCGAAATCGTAAGATTCGGGCGCTTCCTCTGCTTTTTCATTTGCTGCGTTTATCTCGTCTAGTTGTTTTTGTAGTGCTTTTTGCTTCGCTAGCACTTCATCTAAACGCGCTTTTGGAACCATCGGCTTCTTTACTGGTTTATCTTCGGGAGTCGGGGTCTCTTTCGCCTCAACTTCCTCTTCTACTTCTGCGTCGTCCTGTTCAGTTCCCTCTTCGGGCTGTTCGACGCTTTCTTCTTCAGCCACGGTTTCCTCAGATTCTTCGGCAACGGGCTCTTCCGTTTCGTCCTCTGCCACAACTTCTTCAGCTTTTTCTGGCTCCTCTTCAGGTGTTTCAAAACTTAAATCTAATGTGGGGGAGTCATCATCCTCGGGCTTATCAGCCCCTGGCATTACATCAAACTCAAGTGCTTTTTCTTCTGTTGCTTCTTCTTTCTTACTCATATCAAAGTCCTATTGGGGTTGGGGGTTGTTTCGAGATTGCTGCATAGCGGTGGTGGCTATCTTGGTCGCAGCAGATGTCTCGGTTTGTCCTTGACGGATATCGTTTGTGGCCGCTGACAGCTCTCTACGAAGCGCGAGCTGTTCTTGGTTCATCTGGATCTTGGCTTGAAGTTCAGCCATGCGTACTTGCGGATTAACTTCAGCTGTTTCCTGTACCTTCGCTACATTGACGGCGGCTTCAGACTGGAGTTTTTCTACTTCAGCTTGGAGCTTCATGGTTTCAAGTTGCAGGTTCTGCATAGCTAACTGCTGTTGTGCCTGCATTACTTGGGCCTGCTCTGGAGATGGGGGCTCTTGCCCAGTCATAACGCGGATACGCTTAGCCAACTCTTCTTTCTTCATGAGGTGGCTATATGTAACAACTGCATCATCTGGTATCGCGACGCCCGCTTGTCGTAATGCAAGAACTTCAGCGAACTGAGTCTCGTCGAAGCTGTCTCTCGCGGGCGCAGACGAAACAATAACGTCGTACTCACCTATGGTGAGGTTATTGATAATGTCTCCCTCCGGAGTCATTGCATTAAGTAACATCTGCTCGCGGGGCTTGGTGGGGTCTTCCTCGTTCGTGACCTGAATAACACGCTCTTCGGTGTAGAAGGTTTGAATGAGGTTCAGAATTTTCTCTGCTAAGTACTGTCGTGTTTTTGCAAGGTTATCCAGCGGCACCTGTATCATTACCGCGCCACGGTTCTGTTTCGCCTGAATAGCAACACCTGATACCTCTGCCTTGTCAGTACCGAGCATCGAGTCGTTGATACCAGAGATACTCTGAATATTGGACTGGGCTTTTTGACCGATACGATCAAGCCCAGTAGGTATCTGATTCGGCTGGATCTTTGCTGGGGGGTTAGTGCCTCGAGCATATTCAAGTACTAGACCCGTCTCAGCACCATGCTCCTCGAGGTCATCAGCAGTCATACCAACTAGCGATCCGCTTTCCACCATCCAGCCACTATTAGCTGTGGTATTAACTATGTGCAGCTCTTGGCTAGCAATTTTGTTCAACTGTTCTTGTGGAGAGAGAAGGTTACGAACAACACCGAACGGACGACCTCTGCGGAAGTAACAGAAAAACGGGACGATGGTGAAATCGTTATACGGAGACCAATCGTCGTGTAACACGACTTTGTCGCACGTAACGGTCCAACGCACTTTACGTATGACCCGTGAAACGAGCTCCATGTCGTACTGTTTAGCGAACTTCTTGCACTTGCGTTCGTTCCAGCTATCAGGACATTGCCTTTGATCACCCGTTTCCTTATCAACAAAGAAAGAGGCGCGGGCTAGCTTCTTGTGCTGGCGCTCAACTACACGCAGTGCTTTTACATTGCGGTACTCTTCGTCCCCAGGGACTCCCGCTCCGAAATAATCGTCGTTTGTTTCCGTATCTCCGAATCGTGTCTCCTGATACTCAACAGAGTCAGGGCCAAAGCTCATACCGTTCTCAGCAACAAACAGTAGGCGCTCTGCACATTTTTCGCCGTACAACTCCTCGATCTCATCGAGCGTCATCCACTTACTTTCAAACACTTCGTTCCAAGTCTTGGGGTCTGCGTCTTTTGCATCTGGGTCGATAAGTATGTCTAGCGGGTCTTTGGACGTGATTCGGATCTCGCCTTCAACGTGGTCGCTGAAGTCCATACGGACATCAAAAAAACCTCGGCCATCCATAATCAGGCCGTCAGAGAAGACTTGTTGCTCAACCCAATCCAACTTGTTGTTGTCGGCTATTTGCATATACAACTTCGTGAGGGTGTGGGCTACAGCCTCTTCGCCACCTCTTCGCGGTTTGAACTTTACGTCTGCTCTGCGAGATGACTGCTCACCAAGAATTGTATTAACGGTAGGGAGAATCGTGTTGATGGTCAGGGCAGGGCGACCTTCGTTCTCTAACGCCGCTGCATCATCTGGGTCCCATTGATCACCTTGGTAGTACTCATCACACTTAAGTGCCATGTCTACGTAGTCTAGGTGTCCGTTGTCCCGTGCACGCTCATATCGAGCCCATTGGGTACGTGTTATTTCTTCTTCCTTTGCAGGATCTATCTTCTTTGATTTGTATGCCATCGTTATGCGCTCATAGCTGATTTAGTGCGTTCGCCTTTAAGTAAACCAGGGAGTTTGTCTCGCCAACTTGGTACGTGTTCGACCTTCTCTACGAAGGTACTGAACTCGGTCATCATCAAACCGATCCAAGCTAAGGCATCCACCTGATCGTCGTGTACGCCATTCGGGAAGCGCAATAACTCTGCTACCAAAGGGCCAGTAAATTCTTCATCTCTGGGCATAAACACCATGCCCTGTTGCATCCGACCTTGGATCGCTCGTGCTCGCGCTTCTTTATCTCTGCGTCCTGTTTTGAGGTCCTTGAAATACGCCTCATATAGTCCACGTTCACGAACACGCTTCTCGAGGAACGGCCCGAGGGCCATCTCGATGTGTCCTTTCTCAATACCAATTATCGATGGCTTCCAAACTTCGTAGAGATCGAGGATCTGTTCTACGAGTTCAAAACCATCAAAACGACCGCGCACCATGTCCATCACAAACATCTGGTCGTACTCGTCGACGCCTACAACAATACCGACGGTGTAGTCGTTTCTATCGTTCTTACCGATCGCCAAGTCCCATGCGCAGTAGTAACGCATGCGGTCTTCATCTATATCTTCGCGGTCGTAGTACTGCACCATCTCTCTAGTGAAGTAATCACCATCGTCCGCTACTGGATTCTGCTGATACAGCGCAGACCAGTCTCGAGGTCCAACGGCCTTCTCAATACGAGCAAGGGCTTCTTCGTTATATCGCTCGCGGTGCAGTGCTTCTCCCTGCTTGCGAAACTCCTCATCGACTTCAGCTCGTGCTGGGTAGTTAACAACTTCCCACTGCTCTCCATTATCTGCCGCTGCTTTAAGTAGTCGCCCCGCAAGATCGTCATCGTGCCAGCGAGTAAGGATGACCAACACACCGCCACCAGGAGCAAGACGTGTGTACGCCGTAGACGTATACCAGTCCCAAGCAGAGTCACGTGCGTTCTGTGATTCGGCGTCGTCACGGTTCTTTACCGGATCGTCAATGACAAGGATATGAGCGCCTTTACCAGTAATACCACCGCCAACACCGGCAGCAACATAACCACCGCCAGAAGTTGTAAGCCATGCTTCAGCAGACTGCGACTGTGGATCAAGACGGGTTTTAAAAGCTGACTTAAATCCTTCTTCTCGGAGGAGTCCACGAACCTTACGGCTGAACCCCATAGCGAGCGAACCCGAGTAGCTACAACTAATAAACTCATGCTCAGGATTTCGACCAAGGTGCCAAGCTGGGAATGCAACCGACGCAAGCGTACTTTTACCGTGTCGAGGCGGCATGAAGAGCATAAGTCTTGGAGACTTTTTGTCTTTAACATCTCTAGAGAACTCCTCTAGTCGTTGACATATATCTTTGTGCACCCATCCCGCTGAATAATCTGGATTGAACCTCTCCACGAACGGAAGTAACCGTTTACGAGTCAGGAACCGCAGAGCGAGTTCCGCGCGCGCCTTCTCTTCAACCGACTCTTCCTTCGTGGGCTCTGGTTCGGGGCTCGCGGGTAGCGGTTCTTGCTCCGCGATGTCTGCCTTGCAATAAACACAGAGTCGGTCATCTCCCGCGTACAGTGTCTCGGGGTGCGACGCTTTACAGCGTATGCATTCGACCTTGGCGACTATTGCTACTTCCTCTTCTTAGCAAGTGCTTTTTTCTTATCTGCAACTTTGCGAGCCGCAGCCATTTGAGTTTTTGTAGCTGTGTACCCTGGAGGGCTATTCTTCTTCAGCGCAACCTTCTTCCGAGCAGACGGACCTTTGTTTGCTTGGCGTAGCTGAGTGGAGGCTTTAGATCGGGGTCTAGCGGAGGTGCCAAGGGCTTTGTCATTTGCGCTCTTAGCAGACTTGTTTACCGCAGCCTGACGCTTAGCTATCTGCTTCTTAGCTTCGTCGATAGCTTTTTTGCCAAATTTTACTGTTGCTGCCCTAGTGCCGTTGGCTGCGAGGAACTTCGCAGCCGCGCCTAATACTGGTAAAGGCATTTCTAGTCTCCTTTCGGTTCGAGGTAGTCGAGGTCTTTACCCGCAATCTTCAACAAGTCTTCGTCGCTCATTCTCTCGAGCTGTTTCGTTCC